ATGAGGTTGGAAGGACAAGGATGGCGTCCCGATATCCTTTAAAAAGGTTCGGAAGGATTCTTCTGATTGAGAAAGAGCGCGAAGGTCACAAAACTTCGCATAGTGTTCTTCATAGACAACAACCCAAAGCTTCATCTTCTTATTTTCGGGGAGCAAAAATCGTCATTTCAACAACGCGGTCGGGACGAACAGGCAAAACTAATTCAGCACGTCTTTGAAATCGGGGAAAGTCAATGCGGCCATCCCATTGGTCTCCCCCTGCTATCCATTCGTCTAACTGTCTCTTTGTCTGATAGTATCCAGGCTCATTGTTTGGAATTCCCAGCTCTTTGAGTTTTTTCAAAATTGTAATGGATTCTTTGACTCGATCTTGTTTTGATTTCAAAGGCTTTCCATTCCGCATATACTTGTCTTGAACGGTGTTTCCACTCACATCAGACTCTTTGACAACACTTTCAGTGGTATCAGACATTCTGTTACAGGATCAAAAAGGTCTTTAGCCTGAACAACCACAGACATCATTCACATTTCTGCTGGGATAGGATGTTACGCATGTGCTACAGTATTGGACACCGTTGTAGAAACTGTATCGGAGTTGGTAATCCTGGAAATTTAGCGTTGCGCCCGTAATACAGCAAGTGCTAAAGTTCGCCGCAGGCTGTAAAGGCTGTTGAACCGCTTTAATTCCCGCAAAAATCGTTCGGTTTTGTAATTTGCGAATGATGTCGCTTGCGTCCATTTTATCTATATTAGGCTATAGATAAAATGGCTCTAGCACAAAAAGAGTTGATAGACTCTTTTTGTGCGTCCATTCTATTCTAGTATCTAAATAGACTCTTTCTAGAATTGAAAGAACACTATGTGTGGAATTTGGTTTCGTCTTGGGCCCATGATGGTGATTCATAAGCCCAAAACATGGATTCAGACCTTGTCACCGAGAGGTCCCGAGTCTATGACAATCACAAATCTCAGTGAAGATATTACGATGGGATTTACTCGTTTGGCGATCAATGGATTAACGGAAGAAGGGATGCAGCCCTTTAGTGAAGGAAAGACCACATGGATGTGCAATGGAGAAATCTATAACTGGTCAGAATTGGCCTGCCAGCACAACATCCAAAGTCTACGGTCTCAAAGTGATTGTGAAGTGCTCGGTCACTTATACAGTCTCTACAAGGACAACCTTGCGACCTTTTTCCGGATGTTGGATGGTGTCTTTGCTTTGATACTTGTGGATGAGGAGAGAAATCAAGTCATCGTGGGGAGAGACCCTTATGGTGTGAGGCCCTTGTATGTTGGCACAAAGTTTGAATGTAAATATCAAAATGGCACAACGTTTACTGTGGGCGCACAGACACTCTTTTTTAGCAGTGAGTTGAAAGGTCTCATTCCTATTGCTGACCATGTTAGTCATTTTCCTCCCGGAACCTTTCAAGTCTATGACATTTCTACCAAAAAACTCTTACGCTCTGAAAAGTATCATTCAGTTCCTTGGCTAAAGAATCCGTTGTTCTCTCTTTCCCACACCTCAGGTCTCGAAATGGCCTGTATGGGATTGCGCTTTTCTTTAGAGGAGGCGGTTCGGAAGCGTATGCTGATGGAACGTCCTGTTGCGGCTCTCTTGAGTGGTGGGATTGATAGCAGTCTCATTGCGTCTTTGGTCCAGAAACACCTGCGCATGCGGAACTTGCCTCCTCTTCGCACCTTCAGCATAGGCATGAAGGGAAGTGAAGATTTACGTCACGCAAAGATGGTGGCCGATTGGATTGGCTCTAGCCACACAGAAATAGTGCTGACCGCGGATGATTTTTTTAAAGCAATTCCTACTGTCATTCATGCCATTGAGACCTATGATACAACGACAGTTAGAGCCTCTGTTGGAAATTGGCTTGTCTCAAAAGCGATTAAAGAAAAAAGTGATTGTAAGGTTGTCTTTAATGGAGATGGATCGGATGAAGTCTTTGGCTCGTATTTGTATTTCTACAATGCGCCAACTGACCAGATGTTTGAAGAGGAATCTCAAAGACTCTTGGATACGATGTATATGTTTGATGTTCAGCGTTCAGATCGCAGTATTAGCACTCATGGATTAGAGCCGAGAACACCTTTCTTGGATAAGCAGTTTGTTGCGGTTGCGCGGAGTTTGCCCACCTATTGGCGTAGGCCTATCAAGGGAAGACAAGTAGAAAAATGGATTCTTCGGAAGGCGTTTGATGATGGTATTACGTTGCCCCATCAAGTCTTGTGGAGACGCAAGGAAGCCTTTAGTGATGGTGTCAGCAGCCAAGAAAAATCGTGGTATCAAGAAATTCAGGAGCGTGTTTTACAGTATATGCCTGATGACTGGTATGAGAAGTCACAGAGACAGTATCAACATTTGCCTCCTCAGACACCCGAGCAATATTATTACCGCTACCTTTTTGAGGTAGACTTTAGTAAACTACCGTCACAGACATGTGTTCCTTATTTCTGGATGCCGCAATGGACTCCTGGAGCTACAGATCCGAGTGCGCGAACCCTTTCTCTTTATAATGAAACACCTCAGTAAGATGGATGAACCATTTCACAGGCCAGAGCCACCAGGGTTTACAAGTTATGATACATCCTATGAAGCATCCGTTCATATACCTTTTTTTTTCTTAGGACTTTCTATATGGTCTGGAAAGGTGGATGAAACAGCACAGTCTGTTAGTTTTCGCCAATCAGATCTTTCTGGAACTCACATGACAAGTCTGTTTCCTTCACAGACACTGACAGTAATCTTAAATCCTAGCCAAAGTAAGAAAAGTCCTTCCAAGACTACAGTGAGGGAAGCTGTTGATGCTCCATAGAAGAGAGCAGCAACACCAACTAACATTATAGAGCCACTTATCGGATAGAGGGGGTGCGCTGACATGCTTTGCTAAGAACCATGGTGCAACTCGTTTCAATTTTACATACGTTCTACCAATTCTGGATTTACAAAGATAAGTGCTAAGATAGTCACCACCAAAAATACATAGACACCTAATTCTTTCATTGTTTCTCCTTTAAAAATAAGATGAATAACTGTATTGGCAATACCCCAGACACCTACCCACCAGAGAATTAAGATGATAGAATAGAATACTGCTTTGAATCTACCTGTCAAGGGGAGAGTAGGAGAGTCCATTTAGTAAGGGTGGTGAAAAATTTGAGGCTAGACGCTAGACATAGAACCGCACTCACCATGTCTCACACACAAACGACGCTCAAACAGATGAAAGGCCAGGCGGTCAAAGATATTTGGCATGCCATGATTGGAAAAGCTGCTGGAATTAAGAATACAACAGGACTGAAGAATGGGGATGAAATCATTGAGGCCATTTTGGAAGGGCAGCGGGACCCAGAGTTTCTTCAGAAGTTCATGACGCGAGCTCCTAAACAGCCTGTAGAAGTAGAGCAGAAGGAAATGCCACCCAAACCCGGAAAGACAGAAGCCGAACCAAAAAAGAGAGGACCCAAACCGAAACCAAAACCTGTTCTAGCACCTCCTGTAACTGTAAGGTCTGGTCAGCTTCAAGCCTATGAATCACCAGACATTCCCATTCAGCCCTCTGAGATTACGCGGATAAGTGTAAAAAAATTGTATGATGTGGGAAATACGTTATATTTCTTGGAAACGAAGACAAATAAACTTTATAGAGCCAATGATGGAAGACCAGGAGGTCACTGTGGCACGTGGGACCCTGAGACGAGAGAGATTTATGAAGAGGATTCCTGAGGCATTAGAGCAAGCCACGACACAGGAAATACATCACGCAGAAGCATATCTACTGCCGTCGCATAATCACAAATTTCTTTTTGTTTGTTCCTCTGAGCTACATAGGATTAGTGAGGTACTTCATCTTCATGAGGCTGAGAACTCATGGTGCGCATGGCACTCGCAATTTGTGTCTGGAAGCGGTTCGCAAAGGGCGAAGTCATCATGGGTACCACCCCTGGAGGCAGATGAGGACTCGACGGACGACTCATCACATCGGGGTCTTCTGGAGTCATACTTCCTAGAGCAACTTGACGGCGAAGGCGGGGCGCACCTGTGGCACGAGAACGTGGCGGTGGCGTCACAGGAGGTAGGTGTGTTGTGATGCTTCGGAGACCACGACCCATTCCAATATAGGCTGAATGTTGAGCCATCTCAATAGTCTCCTGTTGTGTCATATGGTCACGATGGCTGAGCTCAAGTGTCTTCTGAATATCGTCTAGGAGAACAGCTTTGAGAGGATGGTCCTTCACACGGTCATCCTCCTGAAGCTTCTTCAAGAGTGCTTCAGACTCTTCGCGCATAGCAGAGCTTGAGAAACTAGATCGCAACTTCTGGAGGAGGGCGACAACCTTCTGGCGGTATTCTGCCATGATGAGTGAGACTGGAATCTCTTGGAGAGTTGTGAGAACAAGTGGCTCTGTAAGAATATCAATTGGATCCAGGGTGCTCATATCCGTTCCCTTGACACGAAGGGGGCCCTGTGAAGGCGCCGACTTGAAGAGAATTGTGACCTCTCCATCAGCGTAGAGGTCTCCTACATAGACAGTTGTGAGTCCATCGGAATTCAATTCTGTGCGATAGGAGGTCGTGGCAGTAGAACCAGGAGGAAGCTGAACTTCCACCTTCTGCGCACTCACACTGACGAGGCCCCCCAGAATATCACCAAAGACAGTTGCGACATCCTCCAGATTGGTCACCACATTGTAGGCGCCACCACCTGCCTTGGCCATATTGGTGAGCATCTCTGCGTTGTGGTCAACACCATAGGCAACTGTGGTGAGAGAAAGACCTGCGCTCTCAGACTGAATCCGCTGAAGGATTTCAATGAGACCCTGCTCAGAATAGACGCCACTATTCGCATGGCCATCTGTGAGAAGAATGATACCCTGCTTGCGACCAGAAGAAGGAGGCTCTACGAGGGCTCGGGCTTCCAGAAGACCTGCGCTCATATTTGTGCTTCCCTCTGGAGAGAGCTTGTTGATGCGATAGAGAATCGCCTGACGCTGTTCAGGCGTTGGGATGGCTCTAGTAAGGAAGGTCTTGGAATCATCTGAGAAGGTGACAAGGCTGAGACGGTCTTCAGGGCTGAGCAAGTCTAAGAGAAGCTGGATGGACCGCTTGACAGAGAAGAGCTTGTCTTCAGACTCCATTGAGCCTGATGTATCCACAAGAAGCGTCATATGAACAGGTTGTCTTTCATTGCGTGTTTGTCCTTTAAGAATGATGCCACCATTGCGAGCAAGGGTAGCATCATCCTGAATCTGTGTAAAGAAGCTGGAATAATTCATTGTGTATGCCTTTCAATGGGCATAGCGAAGCATTCAATTTTTTAGGCAAACATTGGAGTTACAATGGTTGGCGATGTGTCTATAGAGACTGCTGTGACTGTTTTGATGTCTTTCGGAAACCGGTTCGCAAATCCTTCTTGTTTGACCTGCTCAACACACGGCACAAAGAGAGCTCTATCGCTTCCATGAAGAGGAGGCTTGGGAAATCCATTAAATTCACTCGCGGTGACAGAGCTGTAGGCACCCATATTTGGAAACCAAAGCCAATCTCCAACTTCTAGCTCTTCCATATCGTTGGAATCCGCAATCATATCCAAACTATCGCATGTGCGACCATACAGAGTTCCTTTGACTCGCTTGCGAGCTGGAAGGTCTTTGTTTTCATACGAGGTTGGAATGCGAATCCATTGCGGCTTTTTGTGGTCAAACGGAATACAAGAGAATTGTCCATACAAACTTTCATCGATGGTATAGCGCCATCCACCACTTGTCAGATTCGGCTTCTTACCGATGACCTGGACAAACAAATCAAACGCAGATTCCGCAAAGAATCGTCCAGGCTCACCGATGTATTTGAGAGTGCGTTTGTTATACTGATACATTGACGAACGAATTTTCTGCGCGTAGCTTTCAAATTGTTCTTTATTTGAGAAAAATCCACCCCCGATATCCACCATGTCGGCATCATGCCCTTGACTATTCAACGTAGTAATAACGTCGTGCGATTTTTTGATAGCTTTCTTATACTGATTTGGGTCCAAGCAACCGGACCCCACGTGAAAGCTTACACCCCTGAGAGGAATACCTTGTTTGTAGGCATACTTTGCTAACTCTTCTGCCTTTTCAGAAGGGAGACCAAATTTGCGAGAAAATGGCATCAAACTGCTCTCATCTTCCACCAGGATGCGCAGAAGAGCAGACCCAGCCCATTTGACTGACTTCAGCTTTTCCACTTCTTCTATGGAATCCACGACCGTTGTGGGAGACCCTAAGGACTTTGCCATTTGGAGGTCTCTCATCGGTTTACAAGGATTCGCATAAACAACATTGTCTTTGAATTCACCCTTTTGAACTTCTGCTACCTCGAGAAGTTCTTTCCCAGACGCACAATCAAATCCAGAACCAAGTGACGACAACGTCTTCAATAACGCACGATCAGGATTACATTTCACCGCATAATACGGCTTAATATGAGAAAGCTCCTTTGTCCATACACTCCAATTTGTATGAACGCGACTGCTCGCAAAGACATAAAAAGCACCGTAATCAGAACGGAAAGAACGAACGAGTTGTTGAAGTCCCTGCAGCGTGATACCGATAGTTAGACATGTGAAAAAATGCTTAGGCTTTCTCTCCGCAGGAGAAGGGCCGCTGATCGGAAGGTCACAGGCTTTTTCTCCGCAGGAGAAGGGCCGCTGATCGGAAGGTCACAGGCTTTTTCTCCGCAGGAGAAGGGCCGCTGATCGGAAGGTCACAGGCTTTTTCTCCGCAGGAGGAAAGGGCTAAGGAGAAAGGGTTAAACCCCCTTACCGGAAGTTTTCTAAGAAAAATGCCCACGCTCCACCTTCAAGTTTGCGCAGGATTTGCCAACCGAGTCCGATCCCTCGTGTCGGGAATTTGTTTCGCAGAAGACCATGGACTTACACTCGTCATCCATTGGTTTCCAGCATCACCTGAATGTGCGTGTCGCTTTTCAACTGTCTTAGATGCTGAAAGTCTTCCCAAGACAGTAAAAGTGGCTCCTGAGGACTTATATATGGCGAAAGAGGTGCTAACAGAAGAAAACACATTAAATGCGTTTCGAGGGTGGGATAGAGTCTCTGATTTGAACTGGAAGTCCTATGGTATTTTCTATAAGAATTCCAATTGGGAAAAACATTTACAGAACTTGAGGCCGAGTCGTTTGGTCAAAGACCTTCTAGAGAGACGCTGCTCCCAAGTAGAGTGGTCAAACGCAATTGGTGTCCACATTCGTCGGACAGACAATAAGAAATCCATTGAAGGAAGTCCGTTAGAGAGTTTTTTAACAACTATGCGTGAAAAGCCTGATAAGTTTTTTGTTGTCGCGACAGACGATGCCAAAGTGAAAGAAACAATTGAACATGAATTTTTGGGTCAGTGTATCTTCCCAGCGACAACCTTGACTAGACGAACGGAAGAAGGAATGGTTCATGGAGTTGCAGATTTCTTTGCGTTGACCAAGTGCACCCAGATTTTGGGGTCCACTGCGTCTTCATTTAGTGAAATGGCTGCTCGGTATGGGGCTATTCTATTGGAGATAGCAACGCTTTGAACTTCGCATCGTCCTGATATAATAGAAATGACCAATGTAAAAACACAATCAGAATCATTGACATTAGACAAAGTTCTTTCAAAGCCTTTAGACAATTTCTACCCATCTACATATAGCATTGACATCATCATTATCTGAAAATCCTGCCATGGCAATACAATATACATCGGGTTTTCCTTGAATATCAGAAGAAATAGGAGAAGCATTCAGTAAATCCGCAACAGTCTGATCAGTTAGAAACGCAGCACGTTTATCATAAAATCCTGTTTGAATACATTGCCCTCCTGAAATGGTATTGGTAGGCTCTGTTGTTCCATTTGCGAATACTGCGTATTGAACCATACTTCGTTTATCAGGATGGTTAACCCAACTAATGGTTCCTGTGATGGTTGGATTTTTGAAAATACTATAGACACCCGATGCTTTTCCATAGAGCTCAACATTTTGAATTTTAATTGTCGCGCGACAATACTGTTGCTGTAAGCGCAAAAGAAAAATAGGTAGAAGTGTCTGATCAATCCGAGTTGTGGGCCGAATAAGGTTTGCTGGAAGTGAAAAAGTGGCTCCTAACGGTGTATATTCACCATCAATTTGAGATGCCATACAAATGGAAGCTGTAGCAGCAAAATTAGAAGAGCCACCTGATACTTTTTCAATCTCATAGCGCAAAGGAAGTTTATTCAAATTCGTATAAGGAATTTTGTAGCCACGATTTTGAAACGCATGACAGACAAGTGGATGTCCATCATTGTAGATGCCCATTCTTACTAATCCAATGCCTAACCATTGACGTTCAATCCAAAAGAGTCCTTCTGTCGTGCGTTGAAGCGTAACACCACTTGGATTGTTTCCAAACTCTGGATTCAGAGTATCTACATTCCAGTTAGATTGCGCAACACGAACTACATTGAGACTATTATTAGAACTATTGTGGCGCTCGACAACAAACCAATCATTGCCTGAAAGTTCAAAAAAATGCCCCATACTCGGTTGATTGGTTTCTTGGCCTGTCCCTCCATAGATTGAGCTCGCATACAAAAAGGGTGGAGCTCCTGTGGTGCCAGCAGGTGTATTTTTATCACGATAATCATCGTAGATTCCACATCGCACAGCGACAGATGTATCAAAAGTTCCAGCGTATTGGGGAGTCCATGTAAAAAACGCTTGGTGACTTTTTCCAGGCTGATACAACTGGTATTCTAAACTTTGACGCACAGCTCTACTTGCTCCAGAACCTGTTGTGCTAATCAATATAATACAATTACTCGCATCAAACATCACTGTCCCTGCTCCTGTGCTGACGTATCCAATTTGCTCATATTGAGGTGTAAACGAAGGATGAGAAGTAAAGAGTGTAGTAGGTGTCATGGTAATCAAACGACTGAAGGTATCAAAGGTTGCCCCCTGAATCGCAACAGCCCCTAGGGAAGAAATTGATATACTACTAATATTAATATTGACCGAATCATTTGTGACATTTGTTGAAATCCCTGCCCCACAGAGAGAGACGCAGGTAGTTGTGGAGACACTGGAATAATTTGAGGAGGACGCGCACGGAGAGCAATTCATTCTTTTTCTAGTAGAGCAGAATGAATTCCTTCTCAAAAACCGAGACAACACAGTCCTCTGGACAACAAGTCACTATTGCGTATCCCAAACGAAATGAGAGACGTGAGGCCACTGTCTTGTTAGAAATTAACAGCCGTGATAGAAATATCAATCAGTATCCAAGTGCGAGTGAATTCCGTTTCCGCTTGTTCAGACCTCTCAAAGACATTGTGAAGATCCAAATTGCAGGGGGCACAATCCCTGGGTGTCTTTACAATCTCAATACAGGCTGGAATCAGTTCACCTTTCAAGAAGCAAGTCGTAAGTGGAATGTCACAATTCCTCCCGGGCGCTATACCTATGAGACACTCTGCTCAAAACTTGCGTCAGTGCTAAATACTCTTTCAGGTGTAACCAATACATATTCCGTGAGTATTGATGCAACAACAGGTGTTTTATCGCTTCAAAGAGTCACAGGAGCAGCGAATTTTGCGTTTCTCTTTCTGACAGGAGACTATCTAGACTTTTATGACCAGAACAATACCCTCCAAACAATCAATACTCCTGCGAAACTCTTTGGATTTGGAAGAGCCGATTATACAAACTCAGGTGCGACGCTTACAGCACCCAACATAGTAGATTTAGAGTTTCTGTTGAACCGTGCCTACATCTATGTGAATCATGATAACACACAAGACCTGAATACGATTGAACGAGCGGTAGGAAGACAACAGCCGCACGCAATTGTGTATTTTGATGAGCTGCGCAATAACTATAAGTTTCTGAATAAAGAGACATTTGAGCCGCTCTATTCATCGTATCCTGCTCCCATTTCACGTATGGCTGCTCTAGACATTGCGATACGTGACGAATTTGATAGATGTGTAGATTTGAATGGACGCGATTTTACACTTCTTCTAGAGGTGGTCTATTTAGATTAGCGCTTACAACACGACCTTTCAAGCGTCGCGTTGGCTGATGTTGTATTGAATTACGCAGATTTTGAAGAGATGAAAAACTTGAGCGATTCGTATTTGATCCGTTCGTGGAAAGATTGTGAAATGAGTTTCTGAAGGCTCTCGGCGTGGTGTTTTTGTTGTTTTCAAGTTGCTTGGAATACAGGCGCATTTTTCGCAACACAGAATCAATGAGAGGGACACTTCTGGCTCGTTTGGGAAAGATATTTGTGTTTTGTTTGATATAGTCATTTTTTGTCTGAAGAAAGTCTGCGTAAGCCTCATTAAAGAAAAAAGGATTGGGATCCCTCTCTAAGGCGCGAAGAAGACTCATAAGATAGACAATTGCTTCATTTTCATAGGGCGAAAATACAAACGAATTTTGGTTGTTGAGATTGATCCGTTTATTGTTTTTCCGAATCCATTCTATACGACGTGTATTTCGTTGTGTATGGAGATTGTTTATTTCTTCACTGAATTTTTTAATGAGCGCTTTCTGGTCTGCTGTTTGTTCTACTCTTTGTGGTTGATTGACGGGTTTATTTATCGGTTTGGGTTTATTTTTTCGGGTCCAGGACAACCAGGCCATCTACTTGGAGGTTTGTTTTTCCCACGCCCTGTATCCATGAGTCTTTCCCATGAAATAGGAAGAGCCAAGCATCTTTGTTGCGAGGTCGTGGAGTTCTTTTTCCTTGGGTGTTAAGGATTTGAGGAACTGCTTTTCCTTCGGATTCAGAGGATGAGGAGGCTGGAAGGCGAGAGTTTCAGAGTTGGAAGACATTTGGTTCTAGTTGATCCAAGGGAGAAACAAGCCGCAATTTTACCAAGGCACAATAGATGGCAACGCCTGAACAGATGCTTCGGGAGGTTCAACTCAAAGGGAGGTCCTTGGACTCCTTCCACAAAGGAGACATTATCCAGGTGAACAACAAAATGAAGAAAGGGTATAGCTATATCTTAGACGAAGAGCCTGGCACTAATTTTGACCCATCGTTCAAGCCCGAGCTAACACCAGGTGAGATTCTCGCACTAGGGGCCTTTGAAGGCAAATACTTGAATGATTGTATCTCCGAATTTCCTGCGGAATGGTATCTCCGAGCCCTTGCGTTAGGCAAGTTGTCACCCCAAAAACCAGATGTAAGTCTCAACCTCTTTGAGATTAAATCCCGTTTGCCTTTAACTGAATGGGAGAGCTATGGATGGGTGCCACCGTATTATAGTAAGAAGCGTCACATTGATAAAATGGGACGTGAGGTCCTAAGTGATGTCACAAAGAATCCCGATGAACGAGGATGGTTTCAATGGTATTGTCGGTATTGGATGGGTCGGAGACTTCCTGAGCTAGATGAAGTTCAAATTGGCCGTTGGAAAGCCTTTACTCGTCATCGAGGCGCTATCAAGAAAAACTGTAAAGTAGGGGATTTGGAGTGTCGGCCAAAACAGAGACAAGCCTTATTGCATTGGGCTTACAATCCATTTATTTAATCCACTTAGAAAATACGGTTTAGGGCGTAGCGCACAAGAGCAAACAAGACGCCTCCCCACAAGGTATCCATGAGAGCAAAGGAAAGTGTGTAGTTCTTAAACATAGCCAGATTGGTAAAATCATACACGGCATAGGTAGCGACACCCATCTTAAATGCTTCCATCGGTGTCTCGACTTGGAGAACAAGGTAGGCGAGAGCGAGATAGACAACAAACGCAGGCAGAAACTTCAGCGTTAGCTCAGAGCCTTGAATACGGTGAACTAATTTCTGTGCTGTTTCCCCAATCAGAAGAAGCCAAGGCAAATCAACTACAGCCAACAAGAGAACTGCTGTTCCAAAGATTTGAAGGTTGCGGCTCATCTAAACTAGAGAGGATATTTTCTAGTCTAGAATGCATCCAATCAAGTCCATCTTGTTTGACTTAGATGGCGTATTAGTCAATTCAAGAGTGCTCCATTTTGAAACCTTTCGGGACGCACTCCAACACGTCAATCCAGAAAAGGTTCTTACATGGGTTCAACATGAAAAAGAGTTTGATGGATTATCTACCAAACTAAAAATCAAACGATGTGTCGAACTAGGCTGGATTTCAGAAGCAGAAGCAGTAACTCTCTTTGAACTGAAACAGGCCTTGACACAAGAAAGACTCCCTTCTCTTGTAAAACCCAAGGAGTCTCTAAAACTTTTGCTGATTACATTGAACAACCAGGGATTCCGACTGTTCTGTTGCTCAAATTCTGTGAGAAAAACTCTGGATATGACACTTCGTTTGTTGGGTATCCAGGAGTATTTTGAAGAGACATTTAGCAATGAAGATGTTCAAAATCCGAAACCCTCTCCTGAAATGTATGAGTTGGCCATGACGAAATGCTTTCTCAAGAAAGAGGAATGTTTAATTGTAGAAGATAGTCCTTTCGGACGCGCAGCTGCGTATGCTTCAGGCGCACATGTATTAGAAGTGGAAGACGCAGAAGATGTGACATTAACACTTCTGAGGGAGACGTTGTATAGCATTGAGAAACGGGGTCAATTGTTTCCACGAACGCTTCCCTATGCAAAACCCGTTACATTTCATGTTGTCATTCCGATGGCAGGAGAAGGGTCTCGCTTTAAAGATGCGGGATACACAATTCCCAAGCCGTTCATTCCTGTCGGTGGAAAACCCATGATTCGCTGGGTCATTGAAAATATGATTCCCAAGCACATTCCTTTGGACCATTATAAACTGAAGTTCCATCTGATTGTCCGAAGCTCGTATGTGACTGGAAATACGCTAGATTCACTCTTTTGGGATGTCCCATCGAATGTGAGTTACACCTATCATACAACAGATAGACTTACAGAAGGAGCAGCGTGCTCCGTTTTATTGGCAGAAAATGAAATCAACAATTCAGACCCTTTACTCATTATCAATTCAGATCAGTATTTGGAATGGGACCCAGACGTCTTTTACAAGACGCTCTTGAATCCTGCGTATGATGGAAATATCTTAACCTTTTATCAGCCCAATCCCTATGACGTAAAGTGGTCGTATGCGAAAGTGAATCAGGATGGACATGTTACAGAAGTTCAAGAAAAGAAGTGGATTTCTCCCTATGCCACAGTGGGTCTTTATGGGTGGCGCAGAGGCGCAGACTATGTGAAATATGCGAAGCAGATGATTGAGAAGAATATCCGGGTCAAAAATGAGTTCTATGTCTGTCCTGTTTATAATGAAGCCATTGCGGATGGGCAACATGTGCGTGTGAAGCTTTGCTCAGGCATGTGGGGTCTGGGCATTCCTGAAGACCTAGAGACATTTTGTAGAGAGTTTCTAAAAGAACCACTAAATGGAAGCAATCTATGAGACTATGAATGAAAAGAACGTTTGGTTTAGAACAAAACCTGTGGTCAATCCTGATTTAAGCAAAGGGCGATGCGTGGCTGTGTATAGTCTTGGAGATTGGTATCTCCAGCCATCGTTTCAACGCCTTGTCACCCGTCTTAAAACAATTGTGGGAGACAAAGCCTGTTTTTACAATCCGGTTCCTTATCAATCTGAGGGACTCCTTCATCAGACATTGCTTCAATTCATCAAGTTTGGAAGCTATCCGCATGCCGAGGAAATTCTCTTAAACGCTATGAAGTGTGTATCCGATGTGACTGCGCAAAGCAATCTAGCTCTCTGGATTCGTTATAAAGGGCTTGTGTGGACACCGACAGGTGTAGCATTGGCAGGATATTGTGAGGATGAGCAAAAAGTTCTGCGCGTTCGCCAACAAATTCAGCAAGCCTTAGAAAGCCATGGACTTCCGTGTGAGATACCTTATACCAATGATATTCTTCATACAACGTTGTTCCGCTGGACGTCAGAACCAAGCGGAATTCTGTTAATGAAGTTAGAAAAGGAATTGACCCGTTGGAGTGAGTGCTTTCTTGGGGAGCTGCGAGTGAATCAATGGCGAGTTGGAAAAGCCAGTTGGAGAATGACTGAGAAAGAACGTGAAGATTACTTTGAGGTTCCTGTCTATCAACAAATATGTCATCGTGGAAATATCTCGGGCCCCATGAAAGGATTTGAGAATAATTTTGGCATCCTCATCCAACGCACTCTCCAAGGAAATCATGTAGAAGTAGATGTCTGGTTTCATGAGAATCATCTATGGTTAGGTCATGATAAACCTGAATACAAAGTCAGTTTGGAGTGGTTAGCCTCATGTAAGCGCAGACTCATTCACGCAAAGGATGGAGTCACCTTTGAACACCTGATCCAGGAAGCTGGAAAACGAGCGTTGGACCTCCATATCTTTTATCATACAGACGAAGACTATGTGCTCACCAATAAAGGGTTAGTCATTTGTTATCCTGGAAAGCCTTTGTTACAAGGCAGTCTCTGTATGATGCCCGAGCGAGCACACTATACCCCAGGGGAGATGACAAAAAGTTTTTCTGTCTGTACAGATAGTAGGGATGCAATTTCCTCCGATTCTCGTAATTAATCTCAAAAAGCGAACAGATAGATGGAAGCAGATTTCCAAACAACTGGATGAATGGGATGTGCCCTATGAAAGAGTTGATGCGATTCAACAAAAAATTGGTTGGATGGGATGCAATAAATCTCATTTGAAATGTATTCAGATTGCGAAAGAGAGAAAGTATCCTTGGGTCTTGGTCTTAGAAGATGATTGTTTTCTACAGCCAAAGTCCAAAGAGAGATTTGAGGAATTACTCCCCATTTTATGGAAGAGACAAGAGGAATGGGATATTTTTAATGGGGGTGGGTCGTATATTTTTAAGGCAAAACTGATATCCAAGAATCCTTCTCTTATTGATTTTAGTGCCTATGGGGCTCAATTTATTCTTCACCAGGACCGAAATTATGATAGACTTTTAAAAGAAGCTCCGAATACAAAGATTGATGTGTATTATAGAGATAGATTCTATCAATGGACAACCTATCCTCATTTAGCAACCCAACGGATAGGGTATAGTAATTTAACCAAAAAACAAATGAACCATCGGCGAACATTTTCACGGTCTCAGACACTCTTACGAGAGATTCTAAAACGATCGCAGACGCGGAAAAAAAGAAAGGATTAACTGAATGAAAGATCTAGACAATGGACACTGTTCGTGTAGAGGGCTTTGGTAGCTCTTTAAAGGGTCAGAAGATTTGGCTTATTGGGGATGAACATTTACTCCCGAACAGGCTTCATGTATTGGAGCAAGAGCTTTTGGGAAGAGGACGACGTGTTTTATTAATTGCGGATGGGAGAAAGTATGTCCCAAAATGGTCTCTTTCTATTGAATGGGATGCTGTGTTTAAAGTGCGTGACGCGTTAGAGTTGCGTCTTGCGCTCACCTATATTACGAACGCAACAAAACCCTTACGAGTTGTTTGGCTAGGAGATGAACCCACCTCTGCGATTCTCAGTAAACTTCATGTAGGAGAGTCTACATTCATTGGATTTGGAACAAGCAGACCCCAACAGGCCTGGGATTGTATGTTTTTTTCGGGTGGTCTAGACAAAGGCAGGATTGAAGACGCATTAATGACCCGAATGGGTTCCGCAAAGTTGTCTCATTTTAATTTATCATCTGTATTGCCCGAACTGAGAGCAGCCAAAGCTGGACTTGTCTGGTCCTCCCTCGGAGAATCAGAAAGGTCTGGAAATTTGTATTGGTATGATATCGCAGAAGGGGAACCTCCCAATGAGCCCTTTGATATGACAGAAGCTGCGAGTTTCTTACGAGAGTTAGCAGATAGAATCGCTTCCGCGAAATAATTAGTCATCTTCATCGTAGACAACTTTCACGCCCATTAAAAAATTAAAGTTGTCCATCCAAACAATCATCTCACGACGCTCTCCACGTGTAAACGCACCAAATTCTAAGAGTTTTTGAACAAAGAACCACATTTTCCGACGACATTCAGACGGCTTCGCAGCTTTCTTTTCCTTGCGAACCCATGATTTTGCTTGTTTCAAATAGGATTTGAGTTCTTTGAGTTGTTCATCAGTAAGTTCCTCATCCGAGCAATCTTTGGACCAATGAATTCCTTTCACCAATTTATTTCCATCATTGTCTTCGCCATTTCCAAGATTCACTTTAAACAAGTCCAAAAATTTATAGGTATAGGTGGCAGCTTGACCTAACTCGTCAAAGAATTCTTTGTATTCACTTTGGAGATCCATTCTGAACAGTCTTTGTCTCTTCCGATTTAGACTCTACACGCTGAAGCTGCTTTTGTTCCACAATGTCTCCATTTGCTAACTTATAACAAATGGAAACAATGGTAGAGCCTTTGCTCTCATAATTTATACCATAACCGCGACTGTAGCTTTCCATGTCCAGTGTCTCATAGGTGACAACATCACCGACGTTGAATGTGGCTTCAGACATTGATAGCGAGTTGCTTTCAACTCAACGACACAACCGTTCAATTTTTCGTCATCGTCATCGTCACCAGAGGCAGGTCTGCCTCCTGGAGGTTGAAAGAAGCCCTCTTTCAAGGGAGAAACCAACATAGGACACTTATGTGATTTATGTCCTTCTTCATTACAAAGAGAGCAAGGGATTGAATTCATTGTAGTTCTACCTATTGACCTACAGTGAATTGGTTTAAATTTTACACCCTAGTTATTTATTGCTTTTTGAAAAGCTTGAGATTGCTTTGCAATCAGGTGTTGTTTCAGAAGCTTACTGCTTCTTAAACAACTTGATAGCGCTTCGCGCTATGTTGCTTTTCAAATAGCTTATTGCTTTTTGAAAAGCTTGAAGGTGCCCTTCTTGGCGACATAGCCAGCCTTCTTCAACTGCTTCAAGGCCTTGAGGCCCGCGGCGTGCTTCTTCTTGGACACAATGCGGCCCTTGCGAGTCTTCATCAAATCCTTCTTGGTCAAGCCACCGGAAGTGTGCTTGGCGGTGCCGTGAAACACCTGGGACTTGGATCCCGTAGTCATCATCTTGCCTCCCGTCTGGATATTCTTGCGAGTCTCAGACATTTCTATATTTATTGTGAAGAAATTAAAACATTGAGAGCCTGGGAACCTTCCCTGCCAGAATTTCATCAATGAGAGAACTCATTTTCTTGCTATCGTAGACTCCTGCGAAATGAACGAGAAAATCACCAGGTTCCCAAAGAGGCGCATTGGGGAGACCCATCAAATACGCGTTGAAGCGGCGACAGTCTTTTGTAATCTCAATTTTTTGCGAATCGGAATCATGTTTCTCCATCAATTTCAAGATTCCAGCATTCTCCCACCAGATATGATAGATAACATCCATCTGCTCATAGACTCTCTTCCAAAAGTCACGAAGCCAGGCTGTATTTCGCATCACAATATTCCCAGCGTTGATATGGCCACACGAATCGAAGGCCATCAACATGTCTTTTTCGGGAGGGAGCAAGGGAGCAACATGCTCTTCCAACTTCAAGCTGGGGTTTGTAATAAAGACATCTGCGTCACTGAGCCATACAAGCGCTCCTTCAGGCACCGTTTGAAGCTGTTTTAAAAGAAAGGGCACTTTGGACCAAGAAATGGGTCGCTCTCTATCCCAATCCGCCTCATCCCCTTGGACATAGGTGTATCCGTGTTGTTTCGCATAAAACACTTTCGACGCCAGGGCTTTCTCTAACGCCTTGCGATAGTCTGCTCCAATCGCGAGTGTGAAGATATACATTGAGAAAGATTCATAGAATGTGTTTAGACTTGGCCCGCAAAAATTGAACGGCGAGGGGGCCCCATTGACGCAAACCCCCTATGATACCCCCCTCTGAAACAAAGAAAAAGGAGCTTGTGAGTTATAAACGTGATGAGACTGGCCACCTTCTATGTCATCTTTGTAGTTTCAAACCCAAGCCCACGCCTGCTCATCCACATGGCAATCCTTCCACGCTTCATTATCATTTGAAGAAACAACATGAGGGCAATTGTTCATACATCTGTAAGCACTGTAACTATCCGTTTCTTCATAAGCTAGCCCTAGAGACTCATATTGCGTCTCGTCATCCAGAGACAGTCACCAATGTAGAGATGTTTCATTGTGATGTCCCTGGTTGTGAGTTTGAGTCGATTACACGTGGAAATCTTGAAATTCACAAGGCTCGAAAGCACTGCTCGATCACTGTGAATCAATATTTAGAGATTCAAGAAGAGGAGAAGAAGAAGATTTACCGTTGTAATTGTTGCCAGAAGAATTACAAGAGTGGAACTTCTTTCAATTATCATATTCTAAAGTGTCTGAATACCCATAATATTGCTGTTTCTATCCAGTAAACTTCAAGCGGGTGTTCCACCTATCAATCCTTTTTTTCAACAAGGTTCATTGAGTTAATCAGATGATAAATGTGATATCCAGCAGCACCAAAGCCCGTGATAGCTAACAACTCATATGCTGCTCTGGGTGTCTGTTGTTCATTCAGTCCGATATAGATAAGCAAAGGTCCCACAAAGAGAACATGAAGTAGATTCACCCAGAGGCTTTGAGAGCCTGCCTTAAACTTTAGAATGGATTTATACCCATGATACAATGTTATTAAGATACCCACTACAAAGGCTGCCTTATAGACTGAGTAAGGGGTGTTGGCACGACTCAGTGCGATGTACAGGAAAAATGGAACGACTGCAAAAATGTGGAAAAGGCTTAATAGTAAGTGTGTATCCATCTATAGAGAGACCAGAGATGTCCGTAAAGAGTTTTCTAGATAAATACTTCAAACCCGAATCTTCCAGAGTTGTCCCCGAAAGCATTTTGGAGCCCATGATTGGTAGCACAAAGAGAGAAGAGGTAAAGAGTGTTCCTGTTCAAGTCTATTCCAATCCCTTTCATATCTTTACAGACGGAGCATGCTCCGACAATGGAAAGCGAAACGCCAAAGGAGGATATGGTGTTCACGTCTATAAAGACACCCGTTTGGACATCAGCCAACGTCTTCTGTTGAATGAACCTCAAACAAACAATCGTGCGGAACTAAGAGGTATCCAAGCTGCCTTTGATTTAATTGACCAGCATGGCTCTACATGGCTAACAGACCATACAGAAATCAAAGTCTGGTCTGATTCTGAATACAGTATCAATTGTTTGACAAAATGGGCCAAAGGATGGAAGAGCCATGGGTGGAAAAAGAGTGATGGTGGGATCATTCAGAATATTGACCTCATTAAACCCTTGTGTGATAGACTAGACAGAATGCCTCGTGTGAAGTTACAACATGTAAAAGCACATCAGACAGCACTAAAAACAGAATTTCCGTTTGATGGAAATCATAGAGCAGACGAGTTGGCGACAAGGTCTTTGCATTAATACTTCTTCTTCTCCTCATCGGATAATTCACGCCACATGGCACCAATCTCCTTGCCAACCTTGATGATGTCGGACTTCCATTCAGGATGCTCAGCCACAATCTTCTTGCGAGCTTCCTGGGCGAACTTCATATAGGGGCTTAATTTGCGAGTCTTGCCAGATTTCTTCTCCTTTTTTCCTTTCTTCGCACCTCCTCTTGAAAATGTTTTCATACTAGTGATATTCTCTTCAGTCATATTCTCTTCTTCCTCGTTATTTCCATTCATAGGCGTCAATGTGTACATCTTCCCGTCAATCTCAATCTTCGTAGGAGCCATAGTCTTCTAAAGAGACGATATATATTTCTTCAAAGATGAAATTCACCTTTGGAATTATTACTTCAGGTGGTCAAACTGCCTTTATTCATAGAATTATTGATAGTATTGAACAAGAAACTATACCTGAATATGAAATTATTGTAATCGGCTCGTTTCAATATCAACGTTCACACACAACCGTATATGAGTTTCCTGAACATATAACTCCATGTGGATGGATAACAAAGAAGAAAAATATTCTAGCTCAGATTGCGAAATATGAGAATCTAGTATTGATGCATGATTACATAGCCTTAGAGAAAGGATGGTATTCAGGATTCCTAGAATTCCAAAATCAGACGCCGAAGTGGGATGTCGTAATGTGTAAAATGAAAGAAATCAATGGGAGGAGAGCAATGGATTGGATTGGTCTTCCTAATGATCCTATTTATGGGAATGTGTTATTGCCTTATGACTATTGTAATCCAAAAGGAATGTATGTTCCTGGAAATTTCTTTGTTGTCAAACGTGATTTCTTCCAAAGACATCCACTGGACGAGCAACGATTATGGTCTATGGGAGAAGATATTGAATGGTCTAAGCGTATATTCGGAGGAGCAGACAACAGTGAATGGCTTCGGAATATTTTACGCATCCCTATGAATGTTCATGTGCCAGACCCGGAAGAGCCAGCTCTTTACTGTATGAACACATATAGCAGTGTTCTTTTTTTGAAAGAAAAACCAACACAGGATTGTTATTATGATACATATGATATGCATTCAGGTGATAATTCAAGACCAGCAAATTTCAAATTAGAAGAATATATTTATATGCAGAAACGACTCCAGCGTAAAATTGAAAAGGCAAGCCCACCCAATGGTGTTTACCCACTCCTTCATTATATTCAGACAAATGGCTAGACCCATTCGCTCTAGCGATTACGCACTTGTTGAGCAGTTCCTCATGGACCCCAATACGATGCGGCTTCGCCAGAGTGAAATTATCAGCTTCCATGTAGCGATGCTTGTCCGCAGAGGAAAGATTCTCGCCGTGGCATCTAACCGTCTGGGATCTCGTTCTCAGGGATGTGGCTTTTCCAACTATACTATACATGCTGAGCGAAATGTTATCAAGGAGTTTGGTGATATCAGCCAACTCAGAGGATGTGATTTGTATGTAATGCGTATCCATACAAATCGCCTCACATGTGAGAAGCATTTTGGAAATTCAGCTCCGTGTCGTGACTGTCAGATATTCTTGGAGAAGTGCCAAAGGCGTTATGGTCTTCGGCATGTCTACTATACAAAGAAGGAGGAGACACCACAGACTTAGAAATAGGTGCTCAATAACAAATCCGCATGCTCGACTGCGCCTTCCATCCAGGCCTGTCGTGTTGAGAAGCTTTCACCACAGCAATAAATATTTTTGTCTGAAAAGGGCTTGAGTGCTTCTTTGGATTGCTCATAGGGGTCATAGTCTCCAGGTAACCAATAGCTACAACCAGAGGTCCATGGATGACTTTTAAAGAACAAAGGGTCTGGAATCTCTTTGTCAGGAAACATTAAACGAACCTGATCAACCAGAAAGTCTCCTGTCGCTTCTTCTCCTTGCTTCTGTAAAAGCGCCAAAACATTTCGCGCATCTTTTCCATCCGTATAGGAAAGCATGACTGTTCCGCACGCTGGATTAATAGGAATGAACTGTCTGACAGGACCCGCACTTGTCACTTTCGGAATCTCCGAAAACCAGCTTTTTCCTTTTTCTGTTGGGAAGACAGCATAGGTTCGCACAAGAGGTTCCATTTTGACCTTCTGAAGCATGTGCCACTCTTGAAACAGAGGAATCTCAGCAAAGGCGTCACGATGAAGCGCACAAATGAGAGTAGGAGTTTGCCATACCACGTCTCCTTCCTTTGCCTTTGTTTTCACAAGCACCATAGCACCCAGAGTTTCAATCTCTGTTACAGGTTGGCCATACAGAAGAGACCCACCGAGGGACTCAAACTCCTGTTTCATACACTCCATGAGCGCAGAAAGACCTTCTTGAACAACTACATAGCCACTATAGGTTGACATTTCATCTTCAAACGAGATCAGTCCCATATCAGCACGGAGTGTATCCACTTCCGCACGATAGGGGAATTGTAAGAGAAGCGCATCTGCCTTTTCCTTTCCCAAAATATGTTGAAGGATATCACGTAACGTATGCTTTGCCAAAACGTCAGAAGGAAGCTCTCGTATCACAGGACTGAGTAGCCTGATGGTTTCTGTAAAAATATTTTTTGTAAGTATGCCATCTTCTTCATAGAGCATTTTCTCACCAATAGGGATTGTATGAAGGTTGTATTGTTTCAGGTATCCCAAGACTTTCTTGTGACTTGTATGAATGCGACCTGCGCCATTTTCCCATTGGAGCGTCGCACACCCTCCTTTCACATCTTCAATTTCTTTATGATAGGTCACCACGCGTCCTCCAGTATATGTATATTTCTCGAGAATCACTATCTTTAAAGAAGGTCTTTTCTGTAATAATTCAATACCACAGTGAAGACCTGCTATGCCAGCTCCTATAATAATAACGTCTGCGTTCATCTGTTGTTACTCAGCAAACCTTTTTAGCCATTCAACCACCTTTTCTGTTCTTGAATCACCTAATTGACTCATAAGTTTCTTATCCTTGATGATAAGAAAGGTAGGGATGCTGCGGATTCCACAGTATCCTGCCGTATAATCATTCAAATCAATGTCACACTTTAACCAAGATGCTTTGGGCAACATAGCTTGAATCTCAGGAAGGTTTAATTTCTTACAGGCGTTACACCACTTTGCGGTAAAATAAATCACTGTCAAGGGTGGAATCGGATTCTCTGTATGAGCACGACCTAACAAGACCTCAAACTCTTCCTGGGTTCGGAGGAGAGTCATCTCGTTCGTAGACTTTTCGGGGATACTCGTCATCTTCCTGTCTTCTAGGAACAGCGAATTTGCGAAGCAGGGCCGCGGCAAATCCACCTGCTATCAGAACACCCATGCCCATGACCATAATTGTATCGAGGTCCTTCGGGAAGATATCGGATGTTCCACCTCCTTTCTGTGGTGCTGGCACAGCTGGTAAAGCAGGAGCAGCAGGCAAAGCAGGAGGACTAGATGGTCCGAGTAATTTATCAATCATTTCGTTTGGATTTTGAGAAATACGTTTTTCAACCGCAGTGGCTAGTTTCTGACCCACTTTTGCCGCTGATTGTGCCATATCACTTGTGGCCTGGACAGCCCCTTTTGCGGAAGAAACTGTAGTGAATGCAGCGACAACAGGAATGTTGTTTGCTGCCTCATAGGCCTTTGCAAAGATAGCCACAATGATTTCTGGAATGAGAGGAAGTTTGCCTGTTTTGATGGCCTCGGCATATTTTGTAGTGTGAGCCGCAAGCTCTTGTTTTGCCTTCTCTTCTCCAATCAAGTTTGTAGCTGGATATTTTTCAAAAATGGTGAGCAAAGGATAGAGTGGCCAAGGATGACTCACGCCGTCCTTTTGGACAGAGCCACTTCTGAAAAACTCTAGGATTTGCGAAAAGAGGTAGAAGATAAAGGGTAAAATCAAGAAATTGCTAAAGAGTTTTAGAAGGCCACCATTGAAATCACCCACGAGTATATTGGGGATACCTGAAAATCCAATGAAAAGGGTCAATCCAATGTAGACAATCAGCAAAAGAGTAGAGAGAAGACCACCGTTGTAGGGAGAGGGTTGTGAAAATTCATCCACTTTCGATTTAGACACATTATGAAGAAGCTTATATCCATGACCGCTGACACCATAGGGAGTTGAGAATCCGTATTTTCCCACAAATTCCGATTCTTTCTCGCTTATCAATTGAAGTATATCGTAGAAATACCAAGCTCCCCAGAAAAATAGATTGATAAGGAACTTCATGACAGCCGTAAAAGGTGATCGGAGAGCCAATTTATCAATGCCCAAAAATCCTGTTATAGGGAAAAAGGCAAGAACTTTATAAAACCAAGCATCTACCATATATCCGCCCCAAAAGTCTCCGTGAGATGCATTTGGTTTAAAATCGCTTTTCTGGGCGTCTGCGCTCATTGCTATTTATACGATTCTTTGCTTTTCTGAGTTTTGAACTCTTATAAGCAGCGAATTTAGATTGTAAAGAGCAACCCACCAAATCCGTCCACAACACGCAGAACATTGTGGTTCGTGGCATAGATACGTGTGACGCAATTTCCTCTTGGAGGGACAGTTGTTTGATTTGTTGTCAGTTGCCAGACAATGCTGTCAATGCGAGAGGCATTCATAGAACCCGTCGGTTGGAGGTCTTCTGGTCTCAATGCGAAACTATAGACATAGATAAAATCTTCATTGGGAATCACAGTGTGACGCTGCCAAGGCTGAACAAGTCGGAAATAGCCCGCGTCTCGTTCTTGAAATCTATCTTGACCATCCAATTGAAGGAGCGCATTTGATAGCAAATCTCTGCGAACACCTACTTCGGAGATGGGCAAACTACTGTAATTGAACCACTCGTGATAACTCTCCATAACATTGCGTTGAAGCACGAAAATAAACTCGCGAATCGGGTGATTGAACTCTACGCGGCACTGGAACTGCGATGCCGATTCAGGCAGACCAATGCTCGGTGTATATTGGACTTGCTCAATGAGATACTCGTGAGCATTACTGACAAAACGTCTGCGTTCCTCTACGTCTAAATAGACGTAATCGCCCCACAGTTGCATATTGGTAATTTTCGCAGGATTCACCGCCAGTGTATCGCAATTCGCCACCAATTCAGTTGTATAGAATAACTTTTGGAGAGGTCTCAGTGTGATATTGATACGGATGGGGTGATATTGAAGCGCAAGAAGTGGTAGGTAGAGTCCGGGATTTTTACAGAACCAGAAGCGCAAAGGAATATAGAGTTTCAAGGGACCATACAATGTAGGTGGCATAAATCCATCGGCCTTGCCAATCATATCATAAAACCCAAATTTTTGGTCTTCTGTTGTGGTTAAATTCGACCAGATTTCCATCCATTCACCCGTTTGTTTGTCAATCTCTTGCTCACCGACTTCAATGCTGATTTCTTCAATGAGAGCATGGCCAATTGCATTGGCGTAGGAAACGGGATCAACAGACCCAGCCAGGGTTAAGGCAGGGAGTGTTACTTCCAAAAAGACAGGTCCTAACAAGTCACCACGACGGGGAATTAAACAAGTCAGGCGTTTTCCAAAATCAGGATCTCCATCAAAATACAGAGGCATGCTTTCCACTGCAAAGTTTGTGTAACGTCTATACACCATTTTGAACCACGTAATTTGTGGATTTCCGGTCAGGAAAATGTCTTGTTTTCCTCTTGCGACCAATTGAAGTAAGCCTCCACCAGCGGTCATTCTATTCTATCTCTATAGGATATATGCTTAAATATCTCTTCTAACATCCGAAGAGAACTGCCGTATGGATCTCAACAATACGCTGCGACACTCGTATGATACTGAGATGTTAATCATGCGAACATTGTTCGCGCTAGATCCTGACACAAATATGCCTATTTCAACAAATTATGTTGTGACTACGGATGGTATAGGTGGTTTGGTATGGATGAATCCATTTCAAAATCTCAGCACAGCAGGCCCAGGAATTGGCTATCTGCCTAGCACAATTAATAGTTTGAGTAGCACTGTTGCGTCCTTGTCTACACAAGTCTCAAGTTTGTTAATAGGGCTGTCATCATTGTCTACAGTGCTAGGGCAATCGTATATTTCTTCTGGAATTTATGATGACCAGCTGACAAGCACAACAGTAGGACTTGGGAGCCTAGGATATCTTAGCACGCCTCAACTTGTAAGCACAGTTGAAGGATTAGGCACTGTAAATTATGTGAGCACGTCGCAGCTAACAAGCACTGTAGCATGGTTTTTAGATCCATCACGCTATGTTTCTACAGGCGCACTTGTAAGCACAACTGCTGGGCTTCTTTTAGCTCCACAAATTACTAGTACTGTAGCTGGCTTAGGGACGGCTGGTTACATTTCAACCTCTCAATTGGTAAGTACCGTTGAAGGAATTTCAACAACCCTCTTTAGCACATTTTATAGCAGTATCATCAAACAGTTCATTAACCCTGCTCAACTTATGAGCACAGTATCAAGTTTAGGCACCTATGGATATGTTAGCACATCACAGCTGACAAGCACTGTTTCTTGGTTTCAAGATGCTTCTAGATATGTTTCTACAGGCGCACTTGTCAGCACAACTGCTGGACTCAGCACAAACCTCCAAACTTCTTTTTTTATTGATAATGCTGGAACATTGAATATTTATGGTGGAACGATAATTGTTTCTTCTGTGAACACCCTTGTCTTCTTAAGCACATTTGTATTGTCTTCCTTAACGTATCAAGGTTCGAATGGAGTCTATTCTCCAGTCAGATATCCTGATGCTACGTTGGGCACAAATATGTTCTTTTCAACTGCGAAAATTTCGTTGGATAGGTTTTCCAGTTATATTTTGAATACATCTCGTATAAATCTAGAGATCTATCCGACCTTCGTGTTTCCTCGTCTCAATACAGGTGCTAGCGCCTACAAGCTTATCAATATGAGTAGCATGTTGGCTTATGGGCCCAACTATTTATCAAATAACATCGCATCTAGTTGGGTCTATGCTGGAACACAGGCCTCAGGGTTTGGAAATGTTTATCAGCAACCGATTCAACTCCAAATTCCAGGAAGTGCAATCATAAACAACTATGCCTATGATTATTATTTGGTTCACAATTTACCTGACAGTGTTACGTCAAACTTAACACCTGGATTTACAACAGGTGATATTCAAGTACAATTTGGTTCTACGAATTCGGTCTTTTTGTCTATTCAGAATCTACCCTAATTGAATAGAGATGGCATCAAGTCGCCGCACATATGATACCGACAGCATAACGCTGAGGACAGTCTTTGCCAAAAACCCTGGCAACAGTAATGTCCCAGCATTACGTGCGCTGACGGCAGATGGAGCAGGTGGGACATTCTGGGCAGTTCCGAGTTCTCTCGGTCTGAATCCGTCATTTAATGAAATTATTACGAGCGCAGCAACCTATACGGCAGATTTAAGTTACAATAAATTTCGCTTGCTTGCTGGTGAAAATATTGGAATGGTGAATGGTTCAGCAGGATCCAATCAGACAACTTTATTCGCCAAAGCCTTTAGTCAATTTGATTTGAGTGGTGGAAACACCCTTCAAGCCTTCTCAGGCAATCAGTTAGATTCATCGGTTCTCTTCGCAGGAGAAAATGGAATTGTCCTCCGCTCAGATCCTGGCACAAATACATTGTTTATCGGTGGAGCCACTGCTTCAAATACAACGATTTCTACTGGTATATATGGATTTAATCAAGTGAAGGTAACACCGTCTGCTTCTACTATTACATCCTCTCTTCTCACATGGGGCGGTGATTTTCTGACTGCGAGTTCTCCTTCCTCACTGCTGCGCTTCTTAGGATACAACGATATTCAGTTGAGCACGAATGTCACAACCAATTCTATCTTCTTTACAATTAGCACATTTACAAGTGAGGGATACTTAAATATTAGTAACGTTGCGTATAGTGCTGGTCCAAGCACTCTAAGCACAGTGGCTGGCTTGTATGTAACAAGCAGTTTCTTTGGTTCAACCATAGGATCTTTATCAACAGCCTCAGGTTTCAATGTCTCAAGTATCTATTCCACGATAAATGGCCTTGCTGTTTCGACGGGCATAGAGATTTTGACACTCCAGGGTCTTGTCAATGCGAGAGCCACGATTATTCAGTTGAATAGTGAAATCGCAACTGTTAATTCCAATCTTTTAAGTACTGTTGGTGGGCTTGGAACGGCTGGATATTTGTCAACGGGCAGTGGAGGCATTGGAGATGTGACAACAGCTCAACTTGTCTCAACAGCCACACGGTGGGCGACCTATCCTGCTGTCAGTAGTATTGTCTTTGCGAATGATGTAGTTTCTACACAAAATCAAATTATTTCTCCTGGACTTACGTTTTTAAATCTTGTAAATGATATTGGAGTTTATGTAACAACTAGCACAAATGTTGATGGAATTACTCCTTTCAGAGGACTAACAACAAGCCAGTTGTCTATTACTGGCCAGACCAATTTCACGACATTTGGAGCTACTAATTATAGCTATGCTCTTACTGCTGGGCAAGCCTACACAGGAACCATTAGCACACTTACCATTACAAATAGTAATGGTAGTTTGGGCTCACTCTATATTAGTTCTGTTTACTTAGCAGCCCCTGAAGGTGCTGCTCAAGGCACCGCAGGAGCATTAACGACAGATGTGACAGCAACAAAGCTCTTCTACAGCACAAATCAATTGGCGAATGTGAAGGTCAATGTTGTAGTTTCAACGTTAGGAGCAGCGAATCCACAACTCTTTTCTGAGGATATTGGTAAATATTTCTTATTTAGCACAGCGACTGCTAGTCTTACAGTGAATCTTCCTGCTGTTGAAAATGGATGGAATGCTGTCATTAAAAATTTGGACGGCAGCACTGAAAACTTTACAGTGAATACTACAAGCCCTGCTGTTCTTGCTCCAGGTGTAGTGACTACGGTCGTATGCGATGGTTTATCTTTCTATTCCTTATAATAGATGCCGATAGGTGTATTGTCTCTTAGAAGCGCAACTTTCAGATTCAGAACTTGCCGCGTATGGAACAGCTCCCTATATATAATTCTACAAATCAAAATAGATGTGTGACAACCAAAAAGGAGTTGCAGGTTCAAGAAAAACATATGATACGCAATCTATAGCACTTCGTAGAATTTTTGCGTATGATATTTCTAACAATATGCCCTTTTCTACGGGGTATGTCTTAACAGCATTGACAAAAGGCACGGCATCCTTTGTAAGTCCTAACGTTACTCTGAGCACTATTGGGTTCCCAAATCTTCCGGCTACGATAAGCACATTATCAGGTGAGCTGTTTTCTACAGCCCAATTCATATCCTTAGTCTATACGAGTACAATTATCTCCTATTTGCCGAGCACTGTCGCTGGTTTAGGCACAGCTGGGTATGTGAGCACGTCTTTCTATGATGCGACAATGATTAGCACAGTGGAAGGATTAGGAACAGCAGGGTATCTTTCTTCTGCTGTGGTGCAAGCCCCTATTGTGAGCACAGTGATTGGCTTAGGAACAGTTGGATATATCTCGTCAAGCCAACTTCTGAGTAGTCTTACTGGTTTGGGATCACTCGGATATGTTTCGTCATCTCAATTGACCAGTAGCATTAATGGATTGGTAACTCTTGGTTATATTTCGTCTTCGCAATTGACAAGTAGTCTAACAAGTAGCCTTAATGGATTGGGAACTCTTGGATATCTGTCTTCGTCTCAACTTTTCAGCAGTATTACATCGTTGGGTTCGTTGGGATATGTGTCCACATCACAGCTAACAAGCACAGTCGCAGGTCTCGCATCAAGTCGTTATGTCTCTACAACACAGCTTACAAGCAGCATTGTGGGTTTAGGAAGTATTGGCTATTTGTCAACAAGCCAAATCTTTCGCTCTACCTATTCCAACAACTTAAGTGGAAATTGGTCAAATGTTGGGTATCTATATTCCAGTATCTCAGCAACCACTATATCACTCAGTAGCATTCGGTTTGAGTTAGGAGCAGCTCTTCGTCAGCAGATTATTCCTTCTACAACAAAACTTGATATTGAATTGAAACCGAATATCCAATTTGTTTATTATGATGCTATATCTCGCGATTATCAATTCAATAGTTTCTTAGTAAGAGGTGTTAATTTTTCGACTCCCAATATCATTGGTCAAGAAAGTATTACTTATTATATTTTGAATGCGAATGCCATTAACTTGGCATTCTTTTTCCAAGAAAAAACACGCTTTTTAATTAACAATCCTCTCGTATTATCTACCCTCCGCAATGACACTCAGTTTAGCACTCTCAGTCTTCATCACACCTTTGGAACGAGAGTTCCTACAACCAATCAATTCTTTGCGACACCTGCTTCGTCTATTTGCGCCTCGGTCGTCTTAGACAATACAGTATAAACCCAGGACGGAGGGTTACGACCTTTGTAAGTCAAGAGACCACGTTCTTTCTTTGACGTCAAGTAATAGTTGCGATACCCTTCAATGGGGTCCTCTCGCTTGTATTGAATGTCCATGGCTTGAACAAAGGGCGTCATACCACCGTCAACCATAAACATCGGATAATTATCAAGAAGCCAATGGGCGTGAGATTCACACGCATGGGCGCCTTTCTTTGGATAACGGAACTTGAATTCATCTGCCAAACAAATTGCCAACTCTGCGAGAAAGATATAGTTTTGGAGAGAGTCCCTCACCCAGACAGCACACGGATGATGAATATGACAAGGACGGAAGCCAGGCTCCTTGGGCCTACTGATACTCGGTGGAGCAGTCATAATTGTATCAGGGATACTGAGGTGCTTTTGAACAATCGCAAGCTTGGAAGGAGCCTTGTATTCCAAAATATGCGGATAGAAGATGACCCAATGAGCAGTATACAAGAGTTGGCAAGCTTCTAGAAGCATCTTGACAACATGCTTGTCTCCGTGAGCCTCAGCACACTTTTTGGGGTCCAAATCAAGCAAGAAGATATTCATGGTGTGGTTAGTCGAGGGTGTTGCCCGTTGGCCGTTCAAATTTTACGCCTTCACGTTGGAATAATTCTACCGCAAACGGCTCTAAGCGACCCCGTGTGACGGCCGTTGGACGATATGGCCATGGACACAAGTAGACAGCGTTCGGATTTTCGTGAGCACGAGGCCAGCACAGATGGATTGTATCTGGAAGGCATTGTTTTAACACTTTTTGTCCATAGAGTCCTTCTCCTACATTTGTTGTAAGAGCAAGATACTTTACGTCTGCAGCGCTGCGATTTTTGAAATTTTTCTCTATAGATTCTAACAGGGTTGTAAGATAAATAGTTACATCCAGTCGTCTCCAAAGTGTCGCTTGATATGTAAAGAGATAGTTATTTTTGGGACCCAAGAGACGCCATGGTTTGTCTTTGATATACAGAGTATCTTCTTTGTGCGGACCAGGGCAGGGCATTAGACGGAGACTACTGACAGTGCGGTCTGTATCCAAAATAAATAATGCATCCAGTAAATTCTCGATATCAGGTGCTCTATCCAATAAGAAATCTTCTTGAAGAGGTAAGACATAGAGGATTTCAGACGGCAAAAGGCGCAACGCGGTTTCGCGACTCTCTAAAAATCCAGCTTTTTCTTCAGGGAGTGGTAGAATCTTTACATGAAACTCTGTTTCTAGTTGTTTTGCGATAGGGTCTTCAGGGAGTTCCGTCGCAAAGTAAATAGGCCAGTGTAAAGAGGGGGCATAGCGTCTGAGAAGTGTAAGTTGTAGAGGAAGAAGATAAAAATACTTGGGTGTGCTATTGAGGAGAATACAGATGTCTTGACGGTTCATTCTACAAGATAAGGAGAAGTAGGTTTAAACACTTTCCACAAAGAAAGTCTAGAAATGTTGGCTCGGAATCCCAAGACAGGAGCTGCTATCCGTATTTTGAGAAGTGAAGCAAGTCTGTCACGCACCAAAAAGACACTTGTTTGGCTTAAAAATCAGGATCCATCCATTCCCTGGAATCGATGGGAGACAGCCTGTGTAGGAATTCGTGATATACAGAGATGGAAAGAGCAAGGAAAGCAAGTGGATTTCTTTCTGCTCTTGGATAGTTCGCAAGAAGAGATTGATTTTTTCCTTTCACTTGACCATGCCGACTATAAGATGATGTTTATTCCCAAAGGACTCGTCCTCGCCATTGGTTTCCAGAAATTTCGTTCGCTTCAGCTAAGCAATGTTATTGTTATGGAAGAGGCTCATCTCATGTATCCTTTTTTGGGGGATGAATGGGATAAGACGCCAGATGATGGTATTCTGATGATGTCTGCTATTCTGCGAATGTCTAGATTAATTGGAATGACAGAGAATTATACGTCCAATCGGTTGAAGTATTTTGCTGAACTTAAGATGCAGATTCAATTGACCAATGAGTCTCCTATGCCGCTTTGGTATATTACACAGTATTATACACCAGAGAAATTAAGAAGGCAAAAAGAGATTAAGAAATGTTTGGAGCATAATCTAAAATCATCGGTGATTGACAAGGTTATCCTCTTGAATGAACGCGATGAGACAGATGAACTTCCAACATCAAGCAAACTTCAGCAAGCAATTGTTGGAAGGCGGTTATCCTATAAGATTGTTGTGGAGTGGATTATCAAGAATGTCCCTGACAATGTCATTTGTGTCTTTGGAAATGCGGATATTTATCTGGATGACTCGTCTTGGAGAGATGCTTGGTCTGTCGACTTAGACAATGTCTTCCTTTCTCTCTTGCGTTGGGACATCCAAGAAGATGATGCTCCTCCTAAACTCTTTGGGCCTCGCAATGACAGCCAAGATACATGGGGATTCCTCTCCACAAGTGTCAAGTCGAAACAATGGGATATGAAGCAACTCGACATTCCCTTTGGAAAGGCTGGATGTGACAACGCAATTACTGTGGAGATGCTTCGCAAGAAGTTTTTGATTGTGAATCCGTCCCTCTCCCTAAAGACATTTCACCTTCATCTTTCGAATCTTCGCACCTATGACCCTCAAGATATTGTAGATAGACCTTGTTATATGTATGTAGATCCCACTGGATTTCATGATATGGAACCCGTGTTTGACATGAGCCCATACAAGTTTGAGAAATTAGACTATGGAATGTTTGAGCGCAGACTTCGGGGCATCAAACCCAAGGCCTTAGATGTCTATTGTAAGATGTTAGAGAGAGGAGAACGATATTTTTGGAAGTCAGGTGGAATGAATCCTCATCCTGAAGAGAGTCTCCAACTGTATAAATATACAAACGCATTCCAGACTCCTCAGGGCCTCACGTATGGGTATAATCAGATTTATATTGGAAAGGATGATGTTTCTAAAGAGGCGTGGTCCAAGTCTCAGCTCAGTCCAATTCATCCCTCCTACCAGTCTGACCTTTGTTTCGCAATTCCTTGGTTGGAGGAGTATGAGAAATCATGTGAGAGTTATATGGTAAAATTCCTACCCAAGGTGCTTCAGCTGAGAGAGAAGTATGGAAATGGCGAGTTCTTTGCGCAGGAAGGAGTGATTGAGCCTTATCTTGCTTGCTTCCACTGGAATGAGGCGCAGCTCCCCGTATTGAGCCACAAGCAAAATGTTCAGATTTGGTGTAAGGAGCTTATCCAAGTGCCTTATACAGCGAGAAGTGAAGTTCATGTGGAAGATATCCAGATTCTCCGAAAGTATTTGAAACCGTCTTGGCAACAAAATGCTACTGAGAAGAAGTGGGTCGTTGTCATTGATGGCAAGTATATCACAACGGATGTCGTTCGCAAATGGGAGTCTGAGTATTCAGACTATGAGTGGTCTGTGATTTATGATGGGCGCACATCACCTGATCGCATTGTTGAGAAGATGTCTGGAGCAGCAGGATGTATTTATCATGGAGGTAGTAAGTCTACCAGCCGATGGGGCTTCACATGGGCTCTCCCTCGCGGGGCCTCTGCCATTGAAATCCAGAATGAAATGGACCCTGATGGTGAAGCTGCTCATATCTCTGGTGCCGCGGGTCTCATCCATTCTCTTGTGATTGTTCCCAGGGCCTCTGATGCTGTCACCCAGGATATGGTCTTCAAGCAAGTCTCTGCGACTATCAAAGGACTCCTGACGGTTGATGCGAAAAAGCCCATTGTGTATATGCCTCGGAAGTCCTTATCGGGTTTCTTTGCTCACACTGGCGACTCCTTCCGTGAAATGGTAAAACTCTGGCAAGAAAAGGGGTATGTGGAGTGTGTTGAGCATGAAACTGCTGTTCAAATCTGGATGGAGGGTGTCGGCAAGACACTTTTGTATGATAGACCAACCTATGATTGGCTCTTCGCATCTCCACAGGAGGAACAGAAATGGGACCTTGCTCTCTTTGGAAATCCCAAGCCGATGGAGTCAGGAGGGCCTGCTAAGAGTTGGTTTTTCTGGCCGCGAAATCCAAGACTCCTAGAGGATGTGGTATCGTCAGGTTCTCCCAAGAAGGCTTGGTCTGAGAGATCCAAATCCCTTGTCTTTTATGGCAAGATTGAGAACAAGGTTCAGGAGAAGCGTAGAAAGACACATGATTGGTCAAAGGTCTGTGATGGATATTCATTAGTCAATGGTGATACTACACCTCATACTCTGGGTCCAAAGGACTATTTGGAAGCTCTCGCGAATGCGAAGTTTGGCTTGTGTCTCGCAGGGTATGGCAAGAAGTGCCATCGTGAGGTAGAGTGTATGGCGATGGGCTGTGTGCCTGTCTGTGCCCCTGAGGTCGATATGGAAACCTACGCAAACCCTCCTCAAGAAGGGGTCCATTATATCCGAGTGAGCTCTCCAGAAGAGGTTTCTACGAAAGTCTTGTCTCTATCAGAAGAGCAATGGGCAACTATGTCAGCAGCCTGTATTCAGTGGTGGCATCAGAATGCTTCCGCAGAGGGAGCTTGGTTACTCACGCAAAAATTGAAGCAAATCGCGTAGAAAAAGGAAGTACAACTCAACTAGATGTCAAAGAGCGAAAAGAAAGAACCTCCGAAGTGTCCCGTCTGTATGGATCCGTTTACAGCTGTCATTCGGCAGCCCATTACATGTCCATTCTGTCCTCACGTAACATGTCGCCAATGTACATCCCAGTATCTACTCACAACTCTGAATGACCCCCATTGTATGGGATGTCGGCGCGAGTGGAACCGTGAATTCATTGATACGAAACTGACTCAGACCTTTCGGAAAGGTGCTCTGAGACAGCATCGGCGGAAGGTGCTGATTGACAGGGAGCGCGGTCGTCTTCCTGCTATGCAAATCTTTGTAGAAGCTCAACTGGAATATAACGAGGCCATTAAGGTCTATAATGAGTGTCGTAGCAAACGCATTCTATTGAAGCGTGAGCGTAACGCAATTCAAGCACAATATGCTCCCTCTGATACATTAGAGCAGCTGACAGATAGACTTCGCCCAATCAATCAGCAGCGTATGGAACTCAAGACCCGTATGCGAGCAGCTGAAGAAAAGATGCGAAGGGCGCATGCTGTTCTAACAGGAAAAGAGCGTGAGACGCGTCAGTTCATTATGAAGTGTCCCTCAGAAGGCTGTCGTGGCTTCTTGAGCTCTGCGTGGAAGTGTGGCACGTGTCAGAAGTTCTTCTGTGCGGATTGTCACGCAGAGAAGGCAGGGCAGCGCGACGAAGCACACACTTGTAATGAAGATTCCAAGGCAACTGCGTCTATGATTCGTCAAGAGACCCGCCCCTGCCCTAAGTGTGGTATCCGTATTTCAAAGATTGATGGGTGTGACCAGATGTGGTGTATTGCGTGTCAGACAACCTTCTCTTGGAATACGGGACAGGTCCTCTTGAATACAGTTGTTCACAATCCTCACTATTATGAATATCTGCGCAGCAGAAATGGTGGAGCACTGCCACGTGAAGCAGGAGATGTTCCATGTGGGGGTCTTCCGAATGCGTATACATTTACGCGAGTTGTCATGGAGATTCCTCATGCGCAATTAATTCAGACTGATAAAGCAGAACTCTTGGATATCGTGCGGTGTTTATCTGATATCCAGTATGTGCGTCTCCCTCAATTTCCTCTTCGCCAAGCTGCGAATATCAATCAGGGGGTTGACATTAAATATCTGATGAAGGATATAAGTGAAGACGAATGGGGAACAGCCCTAGAGCGTATGGAGACGAGTGGTGAGCGGAAGAAAGAGGTTGGTCTGATTCTTCAAACCTTGCTTCATGTAGGCTCTGAAAAGCTCACTCAACTCTACAACGCGCATCGGAATGAACGGGGTGGGTTAGCGAAGCCAACACTTGAAGAACTCAAGCAAGTTAGAGGCTATACAAACAAGTCCCTGATGGAAAAGGGTATTCAGATGGGTATTGTTGTTCCTCATATTACGACTGACTGGAGATGGTCTTGGATGAAGAAGGCTGATATGAAACAGAAGGATGAAGATACTCCAGCTGAGCCGCCAGTAGCAGAGGTTCTACCACCTCAACCCCAAACGCAAGGTCCTCCTCCTCTCACTGAAGAAGACGATTCACCAGTTGAAGATACAATCATGGTTGAGATTGGAGGTGAAATGGTGGAGATGACCTTTGCGCAGGCCCAGCAACTCCTCACATAAAGCGAAACCCAAAAGAAAGAGGAATGAGGCTTGCCATTTGTGTTGCTGTCAAAAACAGAAGTTGTGTAATAGTTGATAAAGAAGATTCTTTATCATTTTTACATCATGTAGACGATAAAATACAATCATCAACCGAACTTCAGATACATCCAATCATTACAAAAGATGATCGGTATGTGTTACTCTTACTTCCAAGGTTGCTTTCGTCTTTACTGAAGCAAAAACGAGCTGACGATGATTGGGTTCTAGTCGTTGTAGATTATAAAAGCACAGACGTTGATGTGAAGGCTATGTTAGAAGAAGAACTGGGAGACAAACTTCCTTGGCATTTGGAGACAGTTCAAGACTATCAGTTCTTTGACAGAGGAGGTGGGTTAGATAAAGCGGCAGCGATTGCTGCGCAGAAATTCAAAGCAGACAGTCTCTTTTTTTGTGATGCGGATTTGATGGTGACAACACATTATTTATTTGATATAGCAGAAAGAAGTCTTTCGAAAGGGCAATATTTTTATCCAATTTTCTTCTCGTTTATCAATCCAGAACACAACAAGGGGTTTTGGAGAGACACCTCCTTTGGCAATTTCTTTTGTCGCACAGAAGATTACAAAAAGACAGAAGGATGGTATCACAATATAAGTTGGGGATGGGAAGATAGAGCTCTCGCAGATTCTATTCCTGAAGACAAAAAGGATCGTGAAAAAGTGCCAGGATTTTTCCATCAATGGCATCCGTTCCAATGGGAGTTTCGTGTAAAAGAGTATCCAGTCAAAGACTATATATTTAAAGCAGCAGCTGTAAAAACTCTAGAGAATGTCAATTGAAATTGTGGAGCCAAATGAAACGTTAGCAAATCTCCTTGTGAAGCCAGGAAGGCCTATTCGTATCTATATGGATACAGAAAAATACATAGATGACGGGAAATATCAGATTTATTTACAAAATGAACCAGATGCCATTTGTCCAAAAGAAGAGTATCTGATTGCGAATGCTAAAAAATACAATTTGATTCTTACATTCAACAAAAACGTCATTGAACAATGCTCAAATGCTAAACTCTTTACGTTTTACACACAAACATGGATTCGCAAAGAAGATTATGAGACGATACGTTTGGAAGAGAAAGTTTATTCTATTTCAAGTCTTGTTGGAATGAAACAGATGACGCATGGTCACACGATTCGTCTTCAACTGTATTTTTCTCAGGAATCTTTTGGGCAAATCCCTATTACATTTTTTAGGAGTAGTGTGCCACCCCTCTTGCCTGTCATCACAAACAATCCTCTGCTTGAGAGCCGAGAAATCCATGCGAAAATAGCGTTATTTAGAACCTTTCAGTTCCATTTAGCTATTGAAAATTCAAAGCAAGAAAACTACTTTACTGAAAAATTAATTGACTGCTTAGTCACAAAAACAATCCCTATTTATTATGGATGTCCAAATATACATGAGTATTTTAACACAGAAGGTTGGATTCTGCTCGAAGTAGGAACACCTGAAGAGGTGATACGCAAATGTAGTCGATTAGATTCAGACTATTATGGAAAGTATAGAGAGATACTTGAAGAAAATTATCAAAAAGCTCTCTATTACAAAGAAAATGTGCAAAGACTGAATGCTCTTCTTAAGACTATACCAACGTATTTATCTACCTTCTAAAACAGATTCAATCTTATGAATGATTTCTCCTATAAAAAAGAAAACAGTTGACAAATTATTTTTATCATCCTTGATTACATGATGAGCAAATATCTCATATATTATATTTTGTTTTGCAATTTCTTCCCATATCAGCCCCATGGATGGAAATTGTAAATCGTGTGTCCATCCCAAATTAAGACAAAGAATGTAGCTATCTTTGGAAAAAAGACCATTTACCCATAAATTTGACCCATAATCTAGTATAATCATATGAGCACGCTTTACAATCTGTATTTGGGTTTCTAAAGAAGTAGTTGAATCTGTTTCATAAACGGTTCCACCTACATTTAGTATGTAGTTTCGTAAATCATCTTGAATATTGTAAATTCTATCATTCGTTTGGAGATTTTCTTTTGTTCCCCTGGGCAAATAGAGTATAGAAATATCTTTTTTTTCACAGGTAATTTCGTCTAGTTTCTCTTTAAATGAACTAAAAATCTTTTTATAGCTATCTGATACATGTGGGTCATTTAAGCTAACATACCTGTGAAAAAAACAGTAATTTGTTGAATCTATTTCGGAATGTAGACATACATCTGATATTTCTATTCCATAAAATGAGAGAAACAGGTTCTTAAAATCTTTATGTTTTTCCAAAACAAGTTTACACGTTGGATATCTTTGTTTTAATTCTAGATATGAAGGTATCCATGTAGAATTTTCAAAGACCCAATGACTAAATGCTTCGTGATTTGCCGAATCAAGAATAAAATAGAAAGGCCTATCAATCTGTGGTTGTTGGTCTTTTGATTCGTATGTGATTTGCCATGCATAGTGATTAGATTCTGTCCATGTATAGTTTGTTACATTTGAAAACCATTGTAATTCTTTCCCATCACAATTTAAAATTTCTGTTGGCATTAGATAAACATACTTAAATGACTTTAAGTATTCTTATTCAATGAAGGTTCTTTTAATACCCTTTGGGATGCGGTGTAATAGCGCGAAGGTTGTAGATGCTATTGTGAAACAACCCCGCCTCCCCTTTGATTGGACACAGATGAATGAGGAGACGATGATTCAAGTCCTTCAGTTGTCGAAAGAAACGACGGTTCCTTTCTGGAAAAGTTATTTTTCAAATATTGACACTACAAATCATAATAGACTGACTGGAAGTTGGTTGCCACACGATACATTTGTTACAGAAGAAGAGCGACATTTCTCTGTGGAAAAGTATGTGCGCAGAACGATGCGATTACAAACCGCACTATCTCGTGACGAGCATAAGGTTTTCGTTGTATTTTTTGGGTTTCCTGAGATACACACAATGTCTATAACAGAAAAAATTATCCATGGTATACGAACTAGATGTAAAGAAAACTATTCTGTTATTCTTTGTAATGCTAGATTCCAGCAATATAAAGAAGGAAACTTTTTTTTTATCTATGAGCCTTTACATCAGACAGCGTCAGAGGATGAAAATAAGGATTGGAATGATTTGACAGCACGAATAGAAATGAGAATACGAGGTATTTTGACTGAGCAGGCATATGAACCTCTTCCAATTGATTAATGAAACCATCCCTTACATTCTTCTAATGTGGCGCGCACGTAGCAACCTGATTTTATTGCCTTAAGAGGCTTACAGTAGAGTCCAAGACATGAAAACGAGCTATCTACAGTATAAAGTTCAGAAGCATTTTTGATTACATCATAATAATCGAAGATATTTTGTTTTACAAATTGATTTGCTAAGTCATAAAAAGGGTCTCCTGGTTTATAAAGATTTCTATCAGGGTCTATTGTTAGAATTGAATAGATATCCCATTTTACCAAGTTAATCTCTTTAGTAGAAGATGTTTTATTTCTGGTAGGCAATCTATATAGCGTTTCTCAAGTATAGACATCTTTACTCTAATTCAATATCTCTCATTTTTTAGATTGACATATTTAAAGGGCTGCTTT